AAGCGCAGTTAAACTCGAAGTCGAGAAATCACGTTTACGTGGTCAAACTCAAGCAGATAAAGAGAAATTGCAAGCCAAAGGAGGCAAATAATGGATAACGCATTAGGAAATGAAAATCTTGAAAATCAAGGTGAAATCAATAATAATGTAGGGCAAGATGAAAATCAAACACAGAATGAAGGAGCTTCAACAGATTGGGAATCTCAAGCTAAGTATTTTCAATCAGAAAAAGATAAACTTCATACTGAAAATCAAAAACTAAAGGATTATGAGAAAGTTGGTAAACTGTTGGAATCACGACCAGATATCTTACAAACAATATCAGGAATGGTTCAAGGTGGTCAACCAGCAGAAACTGAGCGTGTCGCTTTAGATAAAGATGAGTTTGACCCATGGGAAGCCTATAATGACCCAGCATCTAAATCGTATAAGTTCAGACAACAAGAGTTACAGGACTCTATTAATAACGCTGTTCAAAGCCAAGTGGCTGGTGTTCAAAAAGAAGTTGGTATGACTAAACTTCAAAATGAACTTGCTGCAAAAGGATTAACACCTGAAGAAATTAATTCATTTGTTGATTTTGCAAGCAAAAACCCTGCTGAATATGGTGTTGATGGTGCAATTAATATGTGGAGGTCTGTCACTCAAGAACAACCAGCACAAGATAATAATGGTAATCCACTTGATGCTATTCGTCAAAATCAAGCAGTTCCTCAACAGGCAGGTGTTTTGTCTGGAGAGCAACCCATAAGAAAAGATGAAAAGGATGCAATGTGGGAAGGTATTATTAAAGCTGGGAGTCGAACTAGCGTATTGTAAATAATAATATAAACTAAGGAGTAGAATATAATGGCAAATTATAATTCTGGACAAGTCAAAGTTGCGACTCCTGGGTCACAAACAGCTTTAAGTCTAACACAAGGGTCAAGACGGTTATATGACTTTAGTGATAGGATTGCTGAGTTATCCCCAGAGGAGTCTCCATTCTTTGTATACTTGTCAAAAGTAGGAAAGGTACCAACATCTGATTCGCAATTCAGATTTTTGGAAGACAGAACAAAAATTGCAATGACAGATAGAACTTTTACAACCTCTAGTAATTTAGGAGCTATTGCAGAAGACACTACAGATACTATGACAGTATCATCTTCGCCATGGTTAATTAAAGGTATGGTTGTAATGGTTTCTTCTACAGTTAGCGGTATGGGCGAAGGAACTAACGCTGCAACATGTGTTATTACTGCAGTCAATTCAGCTACTGAAATAGAAGTTAGATGGCTAAGAGAAAATTCAACATCAGCAGTTTCAATTGATGGTTCAAGTACAGCTGTTAATTGTCAAGTTATTGGAACATCATATGCTGAAGGTTCTGGTGCTCCAGATGTTTGGTCTCAAGAGCTAGACCATGATTATGGCTTTACTCAAATCTTTAAAACAGCTTGTGAAATGAGTAATACTGCTCGTGCAACTGTTTATAGAGGATATGCTGATGAATGGCAAAGAATATGGAATCTTAAATTAAGAGAACATAAAATTGATATCGAAAGAGCAATGCTATTTGGGCAAAGAGCTCAAGTTGGTGGTGTTAATTATTCTGAAGGTATTGTTGGACATATTATAGCAGAAGGAGCAGCACCTACAACAGATTCAACTCAACTTTCATATTCAGAAGGAAAAGCTTATCATAAATCAATAGCTTCAGGCTCAATGACATATGATAATTTTTTATCTGACTTAGAAGTTGTTTTTGACCCTGCTAGAGGTGGTTCATCTTCTAAATTAGCTTTATGTAGTCTTCCTGTAATATCATTATTTAATAAGTTAGGAGATGGTGCTTTTATTGACGCTTCAATGGGTCATAGCTCTCATCCTTTTGCTTATAACTTTGATTCAGGAAAAGGTAGTTTTGGCCATAAAGTAATGAAAGTTGATACCGTTCATGGTGATATAACACTCGTAAAAGAGCCTTTATTTAGAGGATTAGCTTCTACATTTATGGCTTTAGTTGATTTAGACCATGTGTCTTATAGACCTCTTGTTGGTAATGGTATAAATCGTGACACTTCAATCACAACAAATGTGCAACAAGCAGATGAGGATTTAAGAAAAGATATGATTCTTACGGAAGCAGGTCTTGAAATATCTTTACCTGAAACACATGCGTTGTTTAACATAGAAGGAGCTTAATTATGAGAAGTGATGTATTAAATTCAAGTAGCAATAGCTATGGACAACAAATAGACAAATGGAAGTTTTCAGCTAAAACTGCAGCTTTTACAGCAGCTGACGGATTTTGTTATCTCGTTACTGATGCAGATGGTTGTGCTGTTACCTTACCCGCACCAAACGTTGGAGATAGAATCAAGATAGTTTTTGGATGTGTTACAAGTAATAATCATACTATTACAGCTGATGCAACAACTACTTTACTTAGTGGATATGCTCTTATGTTAGATGCTGATGGTACAGCGGCTCAATGTAAAGTTTTTGCACCTGATGAAACAGACGATGATGTTATGACATTAAATGGTGGAACAACTGGTATTTCTGGAACAGTTGAGCTTGTAGGATTAAGCAATAAAATGTGGCAAGTAGAAGCAGTTTTATATTCTGAAGGAACTGTTGCTACACCATTTAGCTAAGAATCCAAATCAATAAGGATTAATAGTCTTGTAGAACTATGGGAGTTGTCGTATAAAGGACAGCTCCCGAATCTACTACAAAGACAATTTAAAATTTAAACAAACCCATTCACGCACAGCCAGTGCTTAGGGTAGGAGGTGAAAATGGCAACCACAGGTTTACATAAATACACAGTAGCAGAGGCTACAAATTTACAATTAGGACAAAATGGTTTTAAAGAGCTTGATTCAGCAGGGAATACTGGGGATGGTACATTTTGTGCTTTTCAAGTTACAGGAGGAGCAGCAGACGATGTAGCAACTGTAGCTGCAACTTGTCATATTGGAGATGCTTTAACAGCAACACCATTTCTTGCAGGAACAATAGTATATGGTGCATTTAAAAAAATAACAATGAGTTCACCAACAGATGCTGATGTTCATGTGTTGTGTTATTATGGATAATAATGGGTAGGGACTATAAAGACGAATATGAAAAGTTTCAATCGTCACAAAAGCAAATAGATTATAGAAAAAAATTAAATAAATATAATCGTGATAAAGGCACTTATGGAAATGGCGATGGGAAAGATGCATCTCATGGAAAAGATGGTAAAATCACAGGATTTGTTGATTCAAGCACTAATAAAGGTAGAAAGGAAAAAAGTAGATTAAAAGGTTCTCCTAGAGTACAACGTGCAGACAAAGGTGGAAAAATAAAAGGGAATAAGAATAAAGAAGTCCCAATCATAGCTCATGGTAAAGAAATAATAATTAACGAAATAGTTAACGGAGCAGCATCAAAACATGAAAAAAAACTTCTAGCTTTGAACAAGAATCCTGACGATTATGAAATCATTAAAAAAAATAGTAAATTAGAGAGTAATTTGGATTATAATTATCCAATTAAAGATTCAAAAAAAAGGAGGGCATAATGCCTACAGTAGAAAACGAAAAAGGCGAAGTAGTAGCAAAGATGGATTATACTCCTGAAGGTGAAATGCAAGCCAAAAAAATGGTTCAAGATAATGCTGGTTATACAATTGTAAATGCTCCTGATATGAGAGAGCAAATGTATGCAGGTGGTGGTAAAGTAGGATATAGTAAAATAGGTATGTATAAAAAAGGTGGGAAAGTAAAGAAGTGAAAATCATATATTGTCAATGTGGTGAAAAGACTGAACTCCAAAAAGGTGAAGCAAAGCAATGTGAATGTGGAAAAGTATTTGGTGTAAGAAGTGGTAAAATATCTAATTACATAAATATGAGAACAACATGGAGTGGACAAACAAAAGTGGAATTTAGTCAAACAACAATTGACCAAGATATAAAAGATAGGAATAGCAGATAATGGCTAATTTTAAAACTCAAATTCAAGATGTAATAGGAAGTTTTGATGATGATGTTGCTATAAATCAATTTCTTACTGATGGAGCTAAAGAATTAATAAATATGATGCCTCCTGAGTTAAAACAAAAATGTTCTAAAGTTACTAATTTATATATTGGAAACACAGATACAACTATGGACTTAGATGGAGTAGGGGAAATACTTTATGTAACTCGTGAAAATGCTAATTCTGGCTATTATATTGGGTGTAGAGAAGTATCTCCTTTATTAGCAGATTCAGCTAATGATGCAACAAGTTTACATTATGCAACAGCAACTG